TCAAATTATTATAACAAGTGTCTGTACATCATTATTTTTTAATTCTATACACAACCTACACCGTAAATGGAAACTCAACTTCAAGCCTTTCAGTTGCGGAAGTTGTTTGGCTGCGTGGGTTGGGGTCATATTATATTTCTCACCTAAATTAGTTTTAGATATAGCAAGTGTATTGTTTATATCAGGTTATCTAGGTGCAATTATTGAAACATTAATGTATAAGATATGGAACTAGAACACAGGGAGTTTTTAAAGGAACACTATAACAATTACGAAACTGCTTTAAGTGGTTATGTAAGAAACCTAGATTTGCCTGTACTTAAAATGTATGAGCATATATACAGGTTATATCTTAATCCTACTTTTATACTTACCATTTGGTGCGGTGATTGTAGGATGCAAATGATATTAAAATTATACGCATACTATATAGCTTTACCTGAAATAAAGAAAGAAAATTTAATTGAATTAACTAATGATAATTTTGAGGAAGATACAATAATTAGTTTTATAACAGAACAACCTATTAAAAAAACTAAAAAGAAAAAGAATGGCTAATTATATACATCCAACTGCAATCATAGGTGATAATGTTATATTAGGTGATAATAATTATATAGGTGCTTATTGTATTATAGGTGACCCTGCAGAACATAAAGAGTTTTGGATTGAAGAAGAAAAAGAAAGTATTACTTTTAATCCTAAAGATTATAGAACTTTAAAAAAAGTTATTAAAACTTGTATAAAAAAAGGTAAAGTTATCATTGGAAATAATAATATAATCACAGGATTAGTTACAATAGATGCAGGAACAGAACAAACTACTTATATAGGTGATAATTGTTTTATAATGAAACATTCACATATAGGTCACGATTGCACAATAAATTCAAATGTTACAATCAGTTGCGGTGCTAAAATTGGCGGACATTCTGTAATAGGTGAAAAATCTAATATAGGATTGAATGCAGTATTGCATCAGTTTAGCCAAATTAAAGTAGGTTGTATGATAGGAGCAAGTGCATTCTTTAAAGGTGAATCAGAACCATATACAAAATATGCAGGTGTTCCTGCTAAATCTTTAGGACAAAATATAATTAAATGAACGCAGTAATATTTTTAAACTATCAAAACAATAGTGTTAAAACATTAGGCATTAACTTATCTAATGCAGGTACAGATATTGAACAAGTTGTAATAGTAAAAGAAAAGGGTATAGCTAATGCTATTAATGTAGGTTTAAATAAAATAGACTTTAGCCACATTCAATATGTTACTTTGTTATCTAATGATATATTAGAACCTGATAATTGGCTAAAGAGTAGAAATGAATTTATGCAGGATAAAACAATAGGTATCTGTTCTTTTCCTATACTTGGAGGCTTTGATGACACAACAGATATAATAGGGAACTTTACAATAAGCAAAGAGGTTATAAAAAATGTAGGTGCGTTCAATACTGCACTTGACCCTTATGGTGCTATTGACCTAGACTATTGCACACGAGTTAGGGCAGCAGGTTTATATACTAAATATGTTCGTAGTGGTTATGCTACTCACATAGAACAGAATGGCATAGATGCTTATGGTTATAATAAAAATGAATTAGTTAAAAGTACTTGGGAATTACATACAAGTAATGTGGCTAACTATTCAAATGGCAGCAAAACATATTACCTTCCATTATGAGAATCCTAGCAATAACAAGCAAGTTTAGTGGTGTAGGTTATCATAGAATTATGATGCCTTTAGTTAATATGCGCAAAGACTATTGTCTAATTACAGATACAATCAACGAAGCAGTATTTGATAACAATTATGACATAGTAATATTCAATAGATTTCTAGCACACACAGAAATAAGTATGCTTGAAGCTATGCGAAAGAGATACAAGTTTAAGTTAGTAGTAGATAATGATGACTATTGGATTTTACCACCTTCACATATTTTATATGAAAGATACAGGGATAGTGATGTAACTAAAAGAATAACTGATTTTATTAGAGTTGCTGACCTTTGCACCTGCACACACGAAAGATTAGCAGAAGAAATAGCCATCTACAATCCTAATGTAGAAATACTTCCAAACGCATTACCTTATGGTAAAGAGCAGTTTCAAGATAATAAGATTGAATCAGATATGGTTAGGTTGTTTTGGTCAGGGTCAGGAACACACACACCTGATTTAGATATATTAAGACAACCAATGAAAAAAATTAACTTCCCTGTAAGAACAGTTATTGCAGGATATAATCTAGGTGAGAAACATTTGTGGGATAGAATGATAGGAGTATTTACAAACGGATTAAAGTTAAACCCTACCATATATGACTATGCAGAAATCACAAAGTATATGGGTGCTTATGCAGATAGTGATATAAGTTTAATTCCTTTAGTAGAAAATAAGTTTGGTTCAATGAAATCAAATCTAAAGGTATTAGAAACTGCTGCAAAGAAAAACCCTGCCATAGTTAGCAATGTCCATCCTTATAAAAATATGCCTGTATGTTATGTAAACACACAACAAGATTGGTACAAATGGATTAAACTATTGACCTTTGATGAAGCAGCAAGAACAGAATACGGACAGAAGTTATTTGAGTTTTGTGATAGGGAGTTTAACTTTGAGGATATAAATAATAAAAGATTCGCTATTTATAATAAACTTATAGGTAATGAAAAATCACACTAAAGTGTATCTAAACCATTTTGGTTACACAGGTGAGGATTTTATACCTTGTGAAACTTGTGGAGCAAGGGCAGTTGACATTCACCACATAGAAGCAAGGGGAATGGGCGGAACAAAGAAGGCAGACACAATAGATAATCTTATGGCACTATGCAGAGAGCATCATATAGAATACGGAGACAAGAAACAATATATAGAATTTTTAAAAGACATACATAAACAAAAACTAGGATGATAATACTACCTGCACAGATAGAAGGCTTAACTTCTAGGAAGGACAAAACAATTAAGGTAACATTTGGAACACAAGAACTATCACCAAACGATGCAGCACAGGTATTTCAACTTAACCAAAGATTCTGTTATATAGCCATCAAAGAAGAACCATTTCAACAGGATGAACTAGATAACATAGATAGCATTAAGACAGACCTAGAAACAAATAAAACCCCATCACAAAGATTAAGGGGTATTTTGTATGTTAGCTATCAACAAGATAACGAAGGATTCAAAGATTTTATGACATACTATGTTAGCAAGATGGATAAACTTTGTGAGCATTTTAAGTCTAAATTAGATAAATAAACAGAACAATAACAGAATGAGCAAAGAACATTTAATACCATTTGTAAAGGGTCAGTCAGGTAATCCTAATGGCAGACCTAAAAAGTATGTTAGCTTACTTATTGAGCAGGGATATAAGTTATCTGAAGTAAATGATACAATGCAAAATCTTATGGCAATGAATGAGGAGCAACTTAAATCTATACAGGATGATGTTTTAGCAACTGCATTAGAAAGAACTGTATGCAAGGCTATTTTAAACTCAATGAGCAAAGGAAGCCTATATTCAATAGAAACTTTATTGACTAGGGTATATGGTAAGCCAAAAGAACAGATGGATATTAAATCAGATAATAAAATTGAGGTTATCTTTGTAGATGGTAAAACCATTTTATAATGCAAATATTCTTACCTAACCCACACGCAAACCAACAGAAGATACTAGAATGCGACAAGCGTTTTAGAGTGGTGATGTGTGGCAGAAGATTTGGTAAGTCTGAATTGTCACAGATACTTTCAGTAACATACGCAGTTAAAGGCTATTCAGTGGCTTATATTACCCCTACTTATGGGTTGGCAAAGGTTTTCTTCAGTAAACTAACAGAGAGCCTAGAATTGCCTAAAAACAAGTCAGACCTTAAAATAGATTTTCCCAATGGTGGGCAGATTGAATTCTTTACAGGTGAACGATTAGATAATTTAAGGGGTCGCAAATTTCATTTGGTAATCATAGATGAAGCATCCTTTATCCCTGACCTTGAATCAGGATGGCAAAATAGTATAAGACCAACCCTGACAGATTATAAAGGGAAGGCAATATTCCTTTCAACACCTAGAGGTAAGAATTATTTCTATAGTCTTTTTATGAAGGCAGGTGAAAATGATTGGGCATCATTTAAGTTTACTAGCTATGATAATCCATTCATAGACCCAATGGAAATAGATGAAGCAAGGATGCAACTGCCGAATGTAGTATTTGAGCAGGAATATATGGCGAATCCTAGTGAGAATAGTGCGAACCCATTTGGTAACAAATTCATTGAGAATTGTATTAAACCTATGAGCAACCAACCTGTAGTTACATTTGGCATTGACCTTGCAAAGTCAGTTGACCATACAGTAGTCATAGGATTAGATAATGCAGGTAATGTGGCTTATTTTGACAGGTATCAAATGGATTGGCATAATACCAAAGAAAACATTAAAAGACTGCCTAGATGTCCTATATTAGTAGATAGCACAGGTGTAGGTGACCCTATCCTAGAAGATTTACAAAGGGAGGGAATAGCCATTGATGGTTTAAAGTTTACGAGTTCAAGTAAGCAACAGATAATGGAAGGCTTGGCAAATGCAATACAACAGGGTAGAATAGGATTCCCTGATGGAGTAATAGTAAAAGAACTAGAAGTATTTGAATATCAGTTCACTGCAAATGGGGTTAAGTACTCTGCACCTAGCGGATTTCACGATGACTGCGTTATGGCATTGGCTTTAGCGTGGAACAATTTTAGCATCAAAAGGGGTAATGGAAGGTATACTTTTATGTAATTTACCGCTTATCCTTGATAATTACCGTTCATCACAAAGTTTAAAAATAGTTGGCAATATGTTTGGAAGTAGTATATAAGTTTATATATCTTCGCTGTATCAAAAACAAACAAACTATGAACAATCAATTTTTACAAGCGGAAAACAAATTTAGAAAAGGATTAATTAATTCAGGTGAATTTTATGAAGCAGGTAGCAAATGTACTTTAGCTGAAGTTTCTGAAGTTCGTGAATTTATCAGAAATGCAGAAAAAAGATTAAAGAAGTATTTAGATGCTAGACCAAAATTAAAGTATCCTGTTAAAAAGTACATTAGTTATTATATGTATTCTGATGTAGCGGCTTATGAAGTTGTAAGACAAGTTAGTCCTACTGTAGTTGAAGTTAGAGCATTGAATGCTAAACAAACTGTATTTCCAAAAGAATTTCATATTGGTGGGTTTTCTGCTCATTGTTCTGATAATTACAATCAAGCATATGAATATTCAAGTAATGAAAATGCAGGTATAAAAAGAATACATTTATCAAGCAAAGGTTGGGGTAAAGGAAGATGGGGAATGACTGAAAAACCTTATATGCACTATGATTATAATTTCTAAATACTAACCCCCGAAGTCAGGGGTGCGACTGACCAACGCACAAATTTAAAAACCAAAAGCTATGATAACAGAAATAAAAGAACCTAAAAACATTATTGACATTCCGAGAATATCAAATGAAGATATGTTTGAATCAAATAGAGAAAAGGCAGATAGTAAAAATTTAAACCATTGTCCTTGTTGTGGCAAAGCAATAACTAATCCACAGTATTTTGTTAATTCTATTTATGGCGGTTCTGCTTATCCATCTACAGATACAAATGAATATGATAATTCTTGGGTAATGGGAGTTGGTTCAGAATGCCAAAAGAAATTTCCAAAAGGATATATTTATACAATAAAATAATTAACTTTATGAAACAGAAAAACCACAATACAGAAGCAGTAATTATCCTTATCTTCGCATTCTTAATAACTGCATACCTACAAAATATTTAACTTACTATCCCTGCTTAATTAAATTAATAATCGTTAGTGGGTTATCCCAATGGGGGCAGGGATATTTTAAAAAGGTTTGACCATTTAAAGCTATTGGATAAAATCGGTAGTGTCCTTAAAAATGGTATCTTAAAACTAAACTATGAAAGCATACGAACTAAAACAAAGTCTATTAGATAGAATGGAAATAGAAACCTTAACTGAAAAGATTAAAAAACTAGAAATAGAAAATGAACAACTTAAAAAGCAATTACAACCATTTTTATTAGAAGTAAATAAACGCAAAGAATATTTAGAAAAGCGTGATTCAATAGATTTAAAACTTTCTCAAATGATAGCTAATTTTTATAACCAAAACAAATAACATATGAAAACATTTACTGAACGAGAGGTATTGCTTCAAGTAAAAAGAATTTATAGTAAAGATGAAATAATTACTGAATTAAATAGGCAATTAAAAGAATCTAATTTTAAAGTTGGTGTATTAGAAAGTCAAGTTGCTGAACTTGAAGATGAAATAAAAATATTAAAAAAGCCAAATGTTATTAATAAGCACGATGAATATTTGAAAACAATACTTAAGCAATTTGATGATTTAAAAATTAGGAATCGTGAAAATAAACGTAAAAGACAAGAATGGATGGGTAAATATTATCAAGTTTTAAACCAAAACAACTAACTATAATCAAAACAAATAACCTATGAAAGCTATACTAGGAATTACAATGGAACTAACAAGATTAATATTAGGTACATTATTAGGTATGGTGCTATTAACAATTGTTGTATCTTTATGTAAATTTAAGGAACTATGTGGGAAAAAATAAGCGTTTGGCAATACCAACAGATTTACAATGTTCTTAACTCAAAGGATAAGAATGATACTGACCTAGATATAAATGTAAGATTAGTAGCAATAGTCAATAACCTTACAGAAATGCAGGTAGATAGCCTTCCTTTGGATGAATATGCAGAGTTGAGTAAAAGTATTACTTTCTTAAATGAGCCTATTAATGGTAAGCCTGTGAAGTTTATACGCACTTCTAATAGCAAAAGGTATAGAATAAACTATGATGTCAGCAAGATGCCATTTGCAAGGTATATTGAGAGCAAGGTATTTAGTGAAGATTTATATGGCAACCTTCACAAGTTGGCAGCAACAATGGTTATTCCACAGAAGAAAAAGCTAGGCTTTTGGGTAGACTTACCCTATGATGCAAGTAGTCATCAGGAATATGCCAACGATATGTTAGAAGCAAAGTTTGTAGATGTTTATCACTCGTTGGTTTTTTTTTATCAAGTATACAGAAATTGGATAGAAGTTTCACAGGATTATATGGCGAACAAGTTAACAAAGGCAGGGATGAAGGAGCAGGAAGCGACAGAGGTGGTAGTAAATTTATTGAATATTTTGGATGGCAGTATAGTACCAAACTTATTGCAGAGTACGAAAATTGCACAGTTACGGAAGCATATGAACTCACAACAATAGAATGTCTTAATATACTGTCATATCTAAAAGCAAAGACAGATTATGACAATGAGCAAATAAAGAAGGTTAGATAGTTTTTTAGTTTTTGGTTAACTGCCCCATCCTTAAAAAAGGTGGGGTTAGTTATTTTTAGGCATTACCCTATTTATTTGTATGAGCATTAGTAAAGCACAGGCAAAGGCAATAGGGGATGGTTTTCTAAATACACTAGGTGAGCAGCGTATGAAGGAAGGGGAATTGCCTGTAATTGAACAATTGCTAAAAGACTTTGGTGCTGATTTTATTAAACAGGCACAAAACAATTTAGAAAAAAGTGGTTCAATATCTAGTGGTAATATTAATGACATAAGGCTTCAGTTTACAAAGTTTGGTAATTCATATAATTTATCATTAGGTTATCCTAAAGATGAACCTGCTTCAAAGTATTGGAAATTTGTAAATAAGGGTGTTCAAGGATATGGCGGTAAGAATGCAAAGCCAAATAATACAGATAGTCAATATAAATATAAGACCCCTTACCCAAATAGGGCAATGGCATCTTCTATATTCAGTTGGCTTAATAGAGCAAGAAAGTCTATTAGAAGTGATAAATATACTGTAACTGAAACTACAGGTAGAAAAAAGAATTTAGCATTAAAAAAGATATTATCAGAAGCAGATAACAAAAGAAAGTTAGCTTATGCTATTTCAAGCAAAATTAAAAGAGATGGTTTAAAAGCAACTCATTACTTTGATAATGCTGCAAAGCAAACATTCGGTAAGAACTTTTATGATGTAATGGAAGTAGCATTAGGTAAAGACATTCAAATTAAGATAAAACAAATAGGTAAAGAAATAAGCAATGGCAATAACAATACAAAGTAGTCCTGCACCTTATAGTAGTATGCACGATGACTTATGGTTCGTTTCAAGTTCAACTAATGTAGGTGAACTAGCATTTAAGTTTGTGTATGATGTTTATGTAAATGGAGCACAGGTAAGTAGGACAAAAGTATATCCATCACCTTCAGCAGAAGGTAGCTATGGAGTATTTAACGCATCACCAATGGTAAGGTCTTATGTAACTAATTATTTTGAGCCTTCAGGTTCATCTATATTAGTAGCATCTAATGACAAGATAAAGGTAGCATCAGAAATTAAAATAGGTGAAGAATACATAAGCGGTGGTAATTTAGTTACAAGTTTAAACCTTGCATCAGGTGCATTAAGTTCTTACAATTATTACCCACCATTATTTGCAGATATTCTATTTACTAATAACAATACTCCATTAGTATTATCTGATTATTACGAAAATTTACTTTTAGAAAACTTTACAGATGATTGGATTACGGAAAGAGACAATGACAATATTACGATTGAATATGGGGATAATTTTTATGCAACTTATTTTAAGATTACTAGCGGTACTTATTCGGCTTGGATTGATGTTGTAAATGAATCAGGTTCAGTAGTAGATACTGCAAGTGGCAGCATTACCTTTAATGGTGAAATGAACTTATTTAATTGTCAAGCAGGACATATTAATACTTTTGCAGGTAGAACACTTATTACAGAAGATACATATGGATATAATGTTTATCTTAAAAGAGGTGTGGCAATATCTAGGAAGTTACAATTCATACAAAAGTGTTATCCTAAATACAAACAATATAATCTTCATTTCCTTAATCGTTTAGGCGGTTGGGATACTATGAAGTTTGCTTTAGTTAATAAAAGGTCAACTGAATTAGAAAGAGCATCATATAGAAGAAATGATTGGCAGTTAAGTGGAAATACTATGACCAATATAGATTCTTATAATAAGTATAATGAAACAACTTTGAACTATGCTATTCAGCATAAAGATAAGTTTCATCTTATATCTGATTGGGTTAGTGAGCAAGACTATGAATGGTTAGCACAGTTATTTGCAAGTACTATTACATATATGGAAGTGCAAGGTGCTTACTTCCCTGTTACAATTAGCAGCACAAATTATGAGTACAAGTTAGAAAGTAGTGATAAGTTATTTAACTTTGAAATTGATATTGAAGTAGGTAAATATTTAACAAGCCAATTTAGATAATGATTAGTACAGAGATATATGTAGAAGATTATAAACTAGATTTATTGCAAGATATAAGTACAGAGTTTACTTATGCCATTGATGATATTACAGATTTTGGTAGTAAAAATACTTCCTTCAGCAAAACAATATCATTATCAGGTACTGCTATAAATAACCAAATATTTGGATTTGTATTTGATTTGGGTAATGCTAATTTCTTTGATAATACTTTGCCTAATGTAAACTATAACTTCAATGCTAGTAAAGCAGCACAATGCAAGATATTTATTGATAAGGTACAAATATTTAAGGGTACATTAAGAATACTTGAGATAGTTGTAGATGGCAAAACAATAGAATATCAATGTTCTGTGTTTGGTGAGTTAGGCGGATTTATAACTGCATTAGGAAATTCAAGAATAGAAGATTTAGATTTTAGTGCATATGACCATACTTATAATGTTTCAAATATTACAAGCAGTTGGAATAGCATAACAGGTGCAGGTTATTATTACCCATTGATTGACTTTGGCAATGTAAGCACAGGAACTTATGGAACATTTAAAAAGGATTTTCAAGTAAGTACATTTAGACCTGCTTTATTTGTAGCTGAATATATAGATAAAATATTTGCAGGAACTGATTACACATATACTTTAGATTTAGAAGCAGGTGATTTAGAATTATATAATAGACTTATAATACCACATAATCAAAAGGTTTTATCTAGTTCAAGTAATGTTCAATTAAAAGCATACCCTATAGACCAAACATATAGTGGAACTGCAGTTGAATTATATTTGCAATTTGGAACATTTACATTAGGGAACTTTACTTTAACAGAAAGCAATACTAAATTTACTTTTACAGGTGCTACTTCAAAGGTAGTCAATATAGATTTTAATGTAAACGCAGAATGGGCAATAGGTCAAAATGCTACAATGTATTTAAAGAAAAATGGAACTGCTATTGCTTCATATAGTATGGGTAGCGGATTCAGTGGTAACTTTTTTCAAGTAAACTTTAATTTAACAGGGGTAACAATTAATCCAAGTGATTATTTTCAGTTACATATTACTTGGTCATTAGGGAGTCAGCCTTATGAGTTTAATAGTTTAAGTTCTTCAGGATTTAATATGACAACTACTTCAGTAGAAATAGTTCCTATTAATTATGGTGAAAATATTAAAATTAATAATGTAATTCCTAAAGGTATATTTCAAAGAGATTTCTTTTTGAGTATATGTAAGATGTTTAACCTGTATGTATATGATGATAAGTGGGATGATAAAAAGATAATTATAAAACCTTATATAAACTTTTATCCTTCAGTTAGTGATAATGCAGAAGATTGGTCTAATAAAGTTGATAGGTCAAAGCCATTAAGCATAAAGCCAATGAGTGAACTTAATGCAAGATACTTTCAATATAAATATAAGACAGATAACGATTTTTATAATGAAAACTACACGAAGAAATATAGTGAAGGATACGCAGATAGGATTTATGATACAGAATTTGACTTTGCAAAAGATACAGAAACAACAGATATAATATTTGCACCTAGCGTTTTATTTCAACATACAGGAACTGATAAAATATATCCTGCTATTTATAAGTTATCTAACAACAATACAAAAGAGGATGTTATGGATAGTGTTATAAGGATTATGCAAGTTAAAAAGAAAACAGGTGTAGCAAGTTGGAGCATAATGAATGCAGCTACTGTTTTAAGTAGTCAAACAACTTATGGTTATGCAGGTCATTTAGATGACCCTAATACACCTAATAACGATATTAACTTTGGAGTACCTAAAGAATTATCATTTACTCCAACAACATACCCAACTACAAATCTATTTAACGCATATCATAGTAATTATATAGCAGAGATAACAGATAAGAATAGTAAACTATTAACCTGTTCTGCTTTGCTTAACACGCTTGATATATTGAATTTAGATTTTAGCAAATACATTTGGATAGATGGTGTACTATTCAGGTTAAATAAAGTTGATGGATTTAATCCAATGGAATACAACACTACGAAAATAAGTTTATTAAAAGTAATTGAAACAACATACTAATGGCACAAGAAAATTTAGATTTTAATATTAATGTGAAAACTTCAGGTGCTGAAGGTTCAATAGGTTCACTTAAAAAGCAACTTCGTGAAGCACAGAATGAAGTATTATCATTATCTGAAAAGTTTGGTGCTACTTCAAAAGAAGCAGTAAACGCAGCAAAGAAGGCAGCAGAGTTAAGAGATAGGATAGGTGATGCAAAAGCATTAACAGATGCTTTTAATCCTGATGCAAAGTTTAAAGCATTAACTGCATCTTTATCAGGTGTTGCAGGTGGCTTTGGTGCAGTACAAGGTGCAATGGCTTTATTTGGTTCTGAAAGTGAGAATGTACAAAAGACCTTATTAAAGGTTCAGTCAGCAATGGCATTGTCTCAAGGATTACAAGCAGTTGGAGAAAGTATAGATTCTTTTAAACAATTAGGTGCAGTTATTAGGACACAGGTAGTTGGTGCATTTAGTACTTTAAGAGGAGCAATAATTGCAACAGGTGTAGGTGCATTAGCAGTTGGATTAGGTTTATTAATTGCTAATTTTGAACAAGTTAAAACAACTTTACTTAATCTATTCCCATCACTAGCTGAATTTGGTAATAAAATAAAAGGTATTATTCAAGGTATTACTGATTGGGCAGGTATAACAAGTCAAGCCAAAAGAGATACAGAAGATTTAACTAAAGGAACTAATGCTTATATTAAATCATTAGACAGGGCAATTAAAGAATTAGAAGCACAAGGTGGTAAAGAAGATGAAATATATAAACTCAAAAAAGATAGAATTGAAAAACAAATAAGTTTAATAAAAGGTTCTAGTGATGAAGAATTACAAAAGAAAGCAGATTTATATTCTGAATTAAAAATTTTAGAAACTAATTATTATAATGATAAAGAAAATGCTGCAATACAAGCAGAACTTGAAAGAGTAGAATCTGAAATAAAAATTGCTTATGATGGTGAAATTGAAAAATATGAAGTATTAAAAAAGATTAGAGAAAAATTAGGTAAGCAAGAATATATAGATAATAAAAAATTAAAAGAAGGGCAAAAGGAACAACAAAAAGAAGATGAAAAAAATGAACAAGACCAAATAGAAGAAAACCAAAAAAGTGTATTAGGTAAGTTTTTAATAGCTAAAACTGAATCAATACAAAAAGGGTATGAATTAGACAAAGCTAATGCTGATGCTGCAAAAATATTAGAAGATGAAAAGGTTAAATATAAAGAAGATTCAGCTAATGCTATTGCAGATATTACTGCAGGTTTATCTAGTATTATAGGTCAAGAAACTGCAGTAGGTAAAGCCATAGCTATTTCTTCTGCTACAATTGATACATACTTAAGTGCATCAACAATATTTAAACAAGCAGCTAAAAATCCTATATCAATTGCAAATCCTGCATATCCTTATTTAATGGCAGCACCTGCAGTATTAGCAGGTATAGCTAGGGTAAAACAAATATCATCAGTAAATGTTCCTAAAGGTGGTGGAGCAGGTGGTGGTATACCTTCAATGTCAGGACAAGCACCTATGATGCCACAAATACCAACTGCACAGGTAACGCAATTAAATCAACAATCAATTAACGATATAGGCAATCAAGCAGTAAGAGCATATGTAATTGAGAGTGATGTAACTAGCAACCAACAAAGAATAGCTGCAATAAGACAGAGAGCAAGATTTAGTTAATATTTTAAAATTAGATATTTATGAGTATGGAATTACCATTATATATGTTGGAAATATCAGATGACTTAAACGATGATGCTGAAGTTCAGTTTGTCGCTTTAGTTGATAGACCTGCTATTCAAAAGAATTGGAATGCTTTTAAAAATGAACAAAAGTTTCAAATCATTAGTGAAGATAAGCACATCATTAGTGGTTGTGCTATGTTGGCTGACACTCCTATTTTTAGAAGTGATGCTAATTTCGGTGATTATTATGTGGCATTCTCAAAGGATACTATTGTTAAGATTGTACAGAAGTACTTTAAAAAGGGTTACCAAAACAATGTAAACTTAATGCACGACCCTAACCAAATTGAAACAGGGGTTACAATGTTTGAAAGTTTTATTAGTGATAAGTCTAGGGGTATTCAACCAATGAAAGGATTTGAAGATGCACCTGATGGTAGTTGGTTTGTATCTATGTTAGTTGAGAATGATGCAGTATGGCAGAAGGTTAAGGAAGGTATGATTAATGGATTCTCTATTGAAGGAATATTTAATTATACTCCAAAGATACCTAAAGAACAACAGGTAATGAGTGAGATATATAAAATATTAAACGAAGTAGAATTAGGTGGACCGGGAAGTGGTAGGAGACCTGAAGGCGGTGGTGGTAAAGAATCAACAGGTGGTGGTAAAGTAAATGGAATGACACCTGCAGAAATAGCAGCTAAATATCAAAAAGATGCTCAAGCAAGTGTAGATAAATTAATAAAAGGTGATATTGATACATTAAAATTATATTCAGATAAGGATGGTAATTTTAATGAAGAAAGGGTTGCATTTCAAAAAGACATAGTAAGTAAACAAATGGCTGCAGGTTCTACCAATTTAGGTACTACATTTTTTTTAGGTGGTGCACCTGCAACAGGTAAAAGTTCACTAGAAAAATCAGGTCAGGTAACATATCCTGAAGGAATTTTAAGAGTAGACCCTGATAAAATCAAAGAAGAATTACCTGAATATAATAAAATGCTTGAAACTAAAAATTTTCAAGCAGCATCTAAAGTTCACGAAGAAAGTTCAAAACTTTCAAAAGATTTAGTTAAGAATGCAATTAATAAAAAATTTGATACTGTAATAGATGCAGTAGGTGATGGTAGCTATCAAAGTGTAGTTGATAAAGTGCAAATGCAAAGAGATGCAGGTAAAAATGTTATAGCACATTATGTAACTACAGATGTACAAACATCATTAAATAGAGCACAAGAACGAGCAGTATCATCAGGTAGATATGTTCCACCTGATTATAATAAAGAAATGCACAGAGAAATTTCAAATATATTTCCAAAATTAGCTGCTAATAATGTATTCAATGAATTGCATTTATATGATAATAATGGTTCAACTCCTAAACTTATATATAGCAAGGCTAATGGTAAAGAGACTATCTATGATAAAACTTCTTATAAGAAATTTTTAGATAAGTCTAAAGGTTAGAAGGAATGTATGGAGTAAATCCTTGTTTTTTCATTTCTTCTATTTGTGCTGCCAATTGTTTTTCAACTTCATTAGCAGGTGGTCTGCCATTGATTAATTCCATTAGAATCCTTTCTTTTGGTTCAATCTCTACAGGCTTGTTGTCTATTATTATTTCCATATATGTAATTTAATGTATTTATTATAAATAGCAAAATTTAGTTTATTAAGCATACCAACTAGAATAAACTCCTTTTTCTTCTTTGCTTTCAATGAAATTGCAGAAACATCCATATTTTGCTTTTATGTGATAACTTATATTTCCGCTATAATTAACTGAAGTTACAATCTTTTTAAGAATCGGTTCACCTAAAAAACAATCTTTGATAGGCTTAACATTAGCACACATAAAACCTTCAGTTCCTGAAACATAGCAACTTTCTATTCTTCTTATAATTACTGACTTTGTTTTAACTTCTACAATTTGATAGAAGTCAATATTAGTTTGGTCATATCCCCAAGAATTGTAAATGATTGAACCTTCTACAAAATTGTGGTTCATATTCTTTTGTGCTTCTTTTTTGATGGCTAATAAAACATTTGCTTCTTGTATTCTTCTTTCAATTCTTTCAATCCATTCAGAACAATATTCAGCCATTCTTTCAGGACTTTTGAACCTGTAATTAAATAATGCTTTAGGGAATCTAGCTTTGCTTTTAGCTTTCATACACAGGGCAATGTTTAATTCTTCTTTAACGGTTAGTACATAACCTAGACTTTCATACTTTTCAATTAAATTTTTCATAGTTTTTAGTTTTTATAATTTAGATAATTTGTTTATATAATTCAGAACTTTTCATTTTTGATTCAAGATAGAACCATTTTAATTTGTTCATTAAAACTTCATTAAAATGAGATTCACTTTCAAAGCAATTGGAAACAACTGCAACTCCTTCATTAATTCCTTCAGTAACATTTTCAAACTCAAGAAAATTTCCATACTGATTTGGCATTTTTGAATACTCACTAAATAATTGTTGAAATGGTTCGGCATTGTGACCGATGTAACCTAGATTGTAAAAACGAACTCTTTTCATAGTTGTTATTTTATTTGATTAAAAATTGGATTAAAACTGAAGCAATAGCTGAAATAATTAAAGTAAGGAATAACTTAACTTCAATTGGAGCAGGGAGTGTTTTGTGTTTCATAGTGTTTGTTTTTTGTGTCTCTCAATGACATAGTAAAAGTACACAGGTTTTAAACACATTCCAAACATTTGCCCCACTTTTTTTGATTAATTTGATGAACGGTAAATATTAGGGATGAACGGTTAAGTGATAAACTATATGCTTTATTAACATTTAAAGAAAAATAAAGATGAACCCAAAAGAAGCATTACAACAAATAAGAGCCTTATTTGAAGATATGCCACAAGTTGTTGAGCCACAAGCACCTGTTACTGAAGAAGTTACAAAGGTAGAAATGGCTGAATATTCTTTGGCTGATGGCACAAAGGTTATGATTTCCGCTTTGGAAATCGGTGGTAAAGTAGAGATGGCTGATGGCACACCTGCTCCACAAGGCGAACATCAATTAATGGATGGCACTTCTATCCAAGTTGATGAAACAGGAACAATCATTGAAATAGCTTCACCAAAAGAAGATATTGTAGAAGAAGAACCTGTTGCACCTGCTGCACCTGTTGCACCTGCACAAGATACTACTGCTATGGCAGAAGAATTAAAGGCAGAATTTGCAGAGCAAAAAAGTCAATTAGAAACAAAAATTGCTGAATTAGAGAGTAAAGTAAAGCAAGGGTTTGAACAAGTAGCACAATTAGTAGAGGCACTTTCCAACACTCCAACTGCTGAACCAACTCAAAAAGCAGCAAACGCTTTTCAATCATATGTAGCTACAAAAGATAGCAAGTATGAAAGATTAGAAAAATATAGAAACGCAATTTTAAACAAATAAATTTATAAAAAATGTCATTTTCAATTAGTACATTAAGCAACTATACAAAAGAAAACGAAGCACAGTTAGTGACTTCATCTGTATTAGGTGCAAAAACTGCTGCCCTTATTAAAAGTGTAGGTAATGTTATGGTCGGTGTTAAATCAGCAGAAACTATCAACATTATGGATACAGATGCTTTCTTTCAAGCAGGTGGTACTTGCGGATGGAACGCATCAGGTACAACTTCTTTTACACAAAGAACTGTAACAGTAGGTAAAATCAAAGTACAAGAAGCATTATGCCCTAAAGCATTAGAAGCTAAATACTTACAAAAGGCTTTACCAACAGGTTCAACTTATGATTCAATTCCTTTTGAGCAAGACTATTCTGATAGAAAAGCTAAAACAATTGCTTCTCAATTAGAGACTGCTTTATGGCAAGGTGATACTGCTTCTGCTAATGGTAACTTAAATAAGTTTGATGGTTTCATCAAATTAATCGGTGCTGCAAGTGGTGTAGTTGATGCGAATGTATCAGGATTTATTTCAGGTGCTCCTTTGAGTTCTATCACTGCAGCTAATGTCGTTAGCTTATTTGATGGTGTTTACAAAGCAATCCCTGCTAAAGTAGTAGCTGCTGATGATATGGTTATCGTTTGTGGTCAAGATACTTTTAGAACTTACACTATTGCATTGAAGAACGCTAATATGTTCCAATATTCAATTGATGTTAAAGCAGATTCTGAATTTGTACTTCCGGGTACTTCTATTAAAGTAGTAGCTTTACAAGGATTAAACGGAACAAATGATGTTTATGCAATGCGTTTAAGCAACTTGTTCTTGGGTACAGATTTATTGAACGAAGAAGAAAAGTTTGAAATTTTCTTCGCAAAAGAGGCTGATGAAGTTCGTTTTGCAGCAGAGTTCAAAATGGGTGTGAATGTAGCTTTCCCTGATGAAATCGTTAAGGTAGCAATTTAATTATAAGGGGAGTTGAAATATACTCCCCATTTTTTAATAAGATAAAATAAACAAAAATGGCGTGTGCATTAACACAGGGGTATACCCTAGATTGTCGTGATTCTTTAGGTGGAATTACGGAGGTTTATTTTATTGCAAGTTCAGATGTAACTTCAACAACCGAAGCTAGTGGTGTAATTACCGCTTTAGTAAAAGCAACAGGTAAGAGGTTTTATAAATATGAGTTAACCAAAGGAACTTCAATGCTTACAGAGAATGTAGCATCAAATGTTCAAAATGGTACTTTATATTTTACCCCTGAATTGACAATAATTTTAAATAAGTTACAAGCGAATACAAGAAATGAAATCTTGTTATTGGCACAGAATAGACTTGTCGCAGTTGCTAAAGACAACAATGGTAAGTATTGGTATGTAGGAAAATCAAGAGCATTAGACTTAACTGCAGGTAGTGCAGGAACAGGTACTGCTGAAGGTGATAGAAGTGGATATACATTAACATTTACAGGAGCAGAGCCTAGCTTATCTCCTGAAGTAAATAGTACAGTAGCTGCTGCTCTAACAACCGCAGGTTAGGTTTGTAGTTTTTCATAGTTAGTTCCCCTGCCTATTTTTATAGGTGGGGGTTTTTTATGCGTAAATATCTCTATATATCTGTATCTATATGCGTATGTCTCCGACATTAATGTCGGTAACATCAACCATAAAGTCCTTTTTATGACACTAATGATGGCAATATGTGTCATTAATTGCACATTATGAAGTGCATTGAGTAAAATTACTCACTCCATTGAGTAAAGTAATAACTTGACAACAGGGGGGGGTGTTGTCAACTAATAGCTTGACTTTATAATTTAGGTACAACAAGATTTTATAATACAACTATCCTAAAAAATCGGACAGTTCATTTATTGGCTATGTTCTTTTAAATATAAAATAGAAGATTCTAATATATCTATATTATCATTACAACTACCTAATAATGTATTACAATTAGGACATAATAAGGCTCTTACCTTTCCTGTTCTATGACAATGGTCAACTTGCAATCCATTTCCCCCTCCTAAAGATTTAGATGTATTACATATCTTGCAAGAATGGTTTTGTAGGTGGTACATTTCAGTATATTCTTGATGGGTAATATTATACCTAAATTTTAACATCCTTTTTAATGCATCTAGTTTTATTGAATCTTTTTCTTTTGGTATTACAATACGCTTTGGTTTTGCAATATACCGTTTTTTGTTAGCCTGATATTCGCAACCTTTACACCAATATTGAAAACCTGATTTTGAATTAAGTCTAATCCTAAATAAAGAATTGTCTTTTTCAATTTTACATTTAGTACATATCATAGACTGTCGTTAAATAGTTTAATTAATTCAATTTCATCATAAAAGATTGCAGGAAAATCTTTTGTACTATACCATTTACCATCTTTGTATAGAACAAATTTATTTTGCTTAATAAACTCAAGTAACTTAATCATAATTTTAATATTTTGTTCATTACAAATATAAGTTATTTTACCGAAATTAATGAACACTATCAAAATTTGCATAGTTTACATTTTTTGCTAATAGGGTAGTATTACTACCGACATTTAACAAGCCCAATTTAAACAATTAACAAATTTTGCTACAAGTCCATATAAATCAGTAACATATATGCCCTAATAATGTTACAACAATTAACCGAATTACCCATCACTTTGTTACATAATTAGATAAATTGGTGACACTAATTCGGATATTGTCCGAGTTCCACTTCCGAATTTAGCAAATCTGCATGAATTTTTCCGAATATTTCATGCAAATTAGAACTAGATTACTATTTTGCAAACATTCATTATTTCCCTATATATTAGTAATGATACATTTGACAAAAGGTGAAACAAATACTATTGTGTTAACATTAACTGAAAAGCAGTTATTGACTAATCCAAACTATCTATTCGTGTTTACTAATAGAAGTAGCAATGTAGTTATTAGTTTTGTTAAATTAAACGCAACAGATACAAGTTTATATAAGGATAGATATAATGAATTTAGCATTGTAACTAATACTAATTTTAATACTGCTTTAGAAGGGCAATACACATACGAGATATATGAACAAGCAAGTACTAGCAACACAAATCCTAGTGGCTTAAATAAGCTAGAAACAGGCATTATGTGGCTTTCAGGTAGTACCTTAACATATAATCAATTTACAACAACAGACACTTATACAATTAGACAATGATAGATTTAAGAGTATTAACATTCGCAGAAGCTAGGCAGCCTGAATTCAAAGAGAAGAAAGGTATTGATGGCGGCTACATAAAATATGGGGAAAATAATGATTACCCTGAATATATAGTTGATTTATACAATAAGTCATCAAAGCATAGTGCAATTATTAAAAGCAAGGTTCACTACATTACAGGTAATGGTTGGAGTGGTGAGGCTGATGCTCAAGCGTTTATTGATAAAGCAAATAGAGTTGAATCTTTAGATGATTTAACTAGAAAGATATCTTTAGACATTGAGATATTTGGTGGTGCTTATATGGAAGTTATTTGGGATATGTCAGGTAATTTAGCAGAGATTTGGCATTGTGATTATGTTAAGATACGCACGAATAAAGATAATACGCAGTATTGGTATAAAGAAGATTGGAAGGATAACAAAGTTAAGCCTGATGTTATTGCTGCTTTTAATCCTAAACAACCAATAGGTAAACAAATTCTATACATAAAAGAGTATAGACCAAACATAGGTATTTATGGATTGCCTAGTTACTTTGCTGCTTTAAATTATATTGAATCAGATATTGAGGTTTCTAAACATATTTTAGGTAATGCTCAAACAGGGTTTTCTGCTAGTAAACTTATTACCTTACCAAATGGTGAGCCTAATGATGAAGAAAAAAGAAATGTAGATAATAGATTAAGAAAGACTTATAGTGGTGCTGATGGCAAAAAATATATGATTGCTTTTGTTAATGACATATCTAGGAAGCCTGTCGTAGATGATTTAGGAACAAGTGATTTAACCAAAGAAGATTTTAGCAGAGTTGATGAATTAATACAAACTAATATTTTTAGTGGGCATCAAGTTACTACCCCTTCCATTATGGGTATTGCTCAAGCAGGTTCATTAGGAACTAGAACTGAAATGAGAGATGGCTATGAAATATTTAAAAACACTTATGTTAATGCTAAACAGATGCACCTAGAAAGTGTATTTAATATGTTAGCTAAATTAAAAGGTGTTACAAGTGAGATTAAGATTATACCTACTGAACCATTAGGAATAGATTTTAGTGAGCAAACAATAGTTTCAGTTGCTCCAAAAGAATGGGTATTAGAAAAGATAGGAATTGATATGACCAAATATGCACCTGTACAAGATGCAAGTGCACCTGCACAAACCTTATCTGTTAATGAACATATCAAAGGTTTAAAAGGTCGTGAGTGGCAGAATATGCAGCGTATTATTCGTGAGTTTACAAAAGGTAAGATTAATAGAGAACAGGCAGTAGCAATGCTTAAAACAGGATATGCTTTAAGTGATGAAGAAGTAAATACTTGGCTAGGTTCAGAAGAATTAGATGCACAATTTGCAGCACAAGACTTTGGAGTATTTATGGAGTTTGGTGAGGATAAAGAAAGTTATAACATTTGGAAATCTAAAAAGCGTTTTAATGATGAAACAGATTTTTATATGTTTGCAGATGTTACTCAATTAGAATCAGATATACTTGACCAAATAGCTAAACAAAAGAACATTACTCCTGAAGTTTTATCAGAAGTTTTAGATGAAGATGTAAATAATATAAAAAGTATATTAAAAGATTTAGAAGATAGAAAAATATTAAAGGTTAAAGAAACTAAAATAGGTAAAGGAATCAATAGTAATATTGAAGTATCTAGAGAGTTAACACAACCATTGAGCAAGGCAGTAGGTGATACAAAGCCACAAACAACTGAAATTTTAGTTCGTTATTCTTATGATTGGATTGCAGGATTTAATGATTCAGATATAACTAATAGTAGACCTTTTTGTAAGGCTTTATTAGGTGCAAATAAACTATATAGTAGAAGTGATATTGAATCAATGAGTGCAAGATTAGGATATTCAGTTTGGGATAGGAGAGGCGGATGGTGGAATGACAATGGGGTAGCAAGTGAATCTTGTCGCCACGAGTGGAAAACAAATGTAGTAACAAGAAAAAAATAAGAAATGTCATTAAATACATTATTCATATCTGTACAAGGTATAAAAGATAGAACAGGATTACACGCTAATGTAGATGAGAAATTAGTATTGCCTGAAATAAAGACTGCACAGGATATGTATATATTACCTACTTTAGGAAGTACATTATATAATAGATTACAAGCAGGTATAACTGCAAACGATTTAAACGCTAACGAAGTAATACTTTTAAATAATTATTTAGCAGATTGCTTAATTTATTATGTTATGAGTGAACTTCCAATGGGGTTATCATATCAATTTTATAACAAAGGTCTATTAAGAAAGTCGGGGGATAATACAGAAAATCCTTCAATGCAGGATATGATTGACGTAGCTAATAGATATAGAACACGAGCAGAATTTTACAAACAAAGAGTAATTAAATATTTAAGACAGAATAATACTTTGTTCCCTGAATATTTAAACTTTACAAGTGGTATTGATACCATAGTACCTGATTTAGAAGGATACACTTCATCTTTATATTTGGAAGATGGCAGTTGTTATGAGAATAAAAACCTAGCCGAAAAGTATCAGGGTAAAATAGGATGTTAATATGAGCAAAGAAGCAAACATTAAGAATCAAAATAAGCTAAAAGTTTATTTAGAAAAAACAAAAAAGAATGACCTTAAATCAAATAGTAAAGCAAATAACAACATTCGGAAACAATCACGAGCAAATTAAGTTTGTTTATTTTGGTGATGTTTGGGAACGTTTAAGTAATGGTGAGGTAACTTACCCTGCTATGTTTTTTACTTTAACTGATGCTCAAATATTAGCAAAGCAAATACAATACAATTTTTCTATCTATGTAATGGATAGGATGCTAATGGAAGAAACAAACGAAACAGAAGTATTAAGTGATATGACTTTAGTAGGTCAGGATATGGTTGCTAGTTTAAGAGACCCAATTTATAATTGGATAGCAAGTGATAATATGCCAATAACCTTTTATACTGAAAGCGACCCTGATTATTTAGCAGGTATTAAAATAGATTTTTCTTTAACATTATCTTCATTAAACGACACTTGTCAAATACCTTCAAATGGAATCTAAAAAAATAAATCAATTGGCGACAGAGATGTCACCTGCATCAACTGACTTAACAATAATAGGCGACCCAATAACAGGTGTTTCAAAGAAGATTACACTTGAACAGATTGCTTCTTTATTTGCAGGGTCAGTTTCTTTTTATGCTAACTTGGCAGCGTTTCCTGTAACAGGAACTATTGATACTATATATTGTGCAAAGGATACTAATAAACTTTATTTATGGAGTGGTAGTGCTTATGTACAAACTTTTCCTAGTCAAGCCTTATTAGATACTTATCAGTTAAGAAGTGAAAAAGGTGCATCTAATGGTTACGCATCATTGGATAGTGCAGGTAAAGTTCCTGTATCTCAATTACCTAGTTCTATAATGGAATACAAAGGTATGTGGAGTGCAGCAACAAATACTCCTACATTAGCTAATGGAACAGGTGATACAGGTGATGTTTATATTTGTAACGCAGCAGGTTCTGTAAACTTTGGAGCAGGTGCAATTACTTTTGCAGTAGGTGATTATGTTATTTATAGCGGTTCAATATGGCAAAGGTCAAGCGGTGCAGTAGGAACAGTTACGAGTGTTGCGGTTACCGAAAGCGGAGATAGTTTAAATATTACAGGCTCACCAATTACTACAAGCGGAACGATTAACATAGGATTCAACGGTACAAATCTTCAATATGTAAACGGAGCAGGAAACTTGACAACATTCCCTACTTTAACAGGGTATGTTCCATATACAGGAGCAACTGCAAATGTAGATTTAGGTGTTTATGATTTAACTGCTGATTTGATTACAGGTGCAACAGGTTCTTTTGCATCAAGTGGTGGTAGTGATACTTTTGCTATTAACCATTCAAGCGGTGGGGGTATTGCTTTAAATATCACAAAAGGTGGAGCAGGCGAAGGATTATACATAAACAAGACAAGTGGTAGCGGAAACGCAGCAACGATTGTAGGTACTTTAGAAGCAACTACTTTAGTAAAAAGTGGTGGAACTTCAAGTCAATTCTTAAAGGCTGATGGCACAGTTGATTCAAACACTTACGCTTTAGATAGTGCAGTAGTTCATAATACAGGCAATGAAACAATAGGTGGAACAAAGACTTTTTCTGATGCTACTAAAAACAACGGAGGCATATTTTTACAAAATGCTTCAAGTAACTCATTAGCAGGTTATATGAATATAGGTGGATTAACCAATGGGGTTAAGTTCACAAGTGGTGGTGGTATTAGTAATACTTTTACTTTACCAAGTGCAACAGGATATACTTTTACTTTTCCTAATGCAACAGGAACTTTAGCTTTAACTAGCGACATATCTTATCCTGTTACTTCGGTATTCGGTAGAACAGGAGCAGTAGTTGCAACAAGTGGAGATTATACAACTGCACAAGTTACTGAAAGTGGTAACCTTTACTTTACGGATTCAAGGGCAAGATTAGCTTTATCATTCGTTGCAGGTAGTGGTGCTTATAATTCAACGACAGGGGTAATAACAATACCAACTGACAATAGTCAAATAGCAAATGGTGCAGGATATATTACAAGTTCTGCATTAAGTGGCTATGTTACTTTAGCAGGTACGCAAACAATCACAGGTGCAAAAACATTTTCTACTTTTACAAAGTTTGATGGTGGGGTAATATTAAAAAATAATGTTTCAGCAAGTTTAGCAGGTTATGTTGGACTTTCTGCTTATTCAGCTTCGGGAAATAAGGGTATAAATATTGACTTTGATACATATTCAAATAGTTTTTATTTTAGTGGAACTTTACCTTATCAATACACATTCCCTGCTGCAACAGGAACAATAGCATTAGTAGGCGGCAGTGGTGTAGGAACAGTTACAAGCGTAGCTGCTTTAACAATAGGTACAAGTGGAACGGATTTAAGTTCAAGTGTAGCTAATTCAACTACAACTCCTGTAATTACTTTAAATGTACCAACTGCAAGTGCAGCGAATAGAGGTGCTTTATCAAGTGCGGATTGGACAACATTCAATAATAAGCAAAGTGCTTTAACTAATCCTGTAACAGGAACAGGAACTACCAACTACCTACCTAAATTTACAGGTGCAAGTACAATAGGGAATAGTGCGTTTTATGATGGTGGTGGATTTGGTGGATTTAATAGTACAGGATTAGGAAGTAGAACATTTGTAATTAATGCTGCTAATGCAAGACCTTTAGCATTAGAAATGATTGAATACGCAAATGTACACGCAGTATATGTAAGGCCTAATAATAGTGGCTATAATTTAATAAGTTCAAATTACATTAGTGGTGGTGTTTATAATCCATTGGCTTTATCAGGTAGAGAAAATTATATAGACCTTGTAATAACTACAAGTGGGAATGTTGAAATTGGTAATTCAGCAGTTGCAAATTTATACAAGCTAGATGTTAATGGTACAGGAAGGTTTAGTGGGGCATTGAGTGGAACAAGTGCTACATTTAGTGGTAGCGTAATTGTTGGAACTACTGCATTATTAAACTTTGGTCCTACTTCTAGTTTTGTTGGAATGAGTGGTAATAACTCAACAGGTGCTTTACAATTATATGCAAATAATACTCAAGTTTTAGGATTTGCAGCATCCACAGGAGCAGCTACATTCTCTAGTAGTGTAACGGCAGGGGGTACTTTTAGAACAACAGGTGGTGTATTCCAATTATTTAATTCTACTACATTTTTAGGTGGTTTATATCCTTATGCTACTTGGTTAGGTAGTGGTAGTGATTATACTCCAACATTAGCAAGTGCTAGTGGTTTATATTTTGCAACAAATGATGCTTCTACAATAAGAATGAGTATTACAAGTGGAGGTGAGATATGGATGGGTTATACTACTGACCAAGGTGCTTATTTATTACAAGTAAATGGTAGCGTTTTAGCTTCTGCTTATTATGAAAGTTCGGATATTAGATTAAAAAATATTTTAACTACAAGTCAATCAAATAACTTTGGTGCTATATCGTTTAATTGGAAAGATGCTAGAGATAATAAAACGCATTGGGGATATTCAGCACAAGATGTTTTAAAATATATTCCGGATGCAATAGAAACAAATAAAGATGGTATGATGACTGTTAATTATAACGAAGCACATACTTGGAAAATTGCACAATTAGAGCAAGAGATTAAAGAACTAAAAGCTAAAATTAATTAATATGGCAGATACTTGGGCGGGTAACGCTAACAATCAATTAGTAACCTTTAAGGCATTTTTAGATGGAGTTACAACAGGTGGCTTTTACGGAAGTTATTATCCAACCGCTCCATCAAATACAAGAGAGGTAATGACTGTTGGAGACTTAAATACTTATGGCATTTACTTTTATGTTAATGATGGCACAATGAATCTTTATGATACTTTTACAGGTGTATCTAATTCAAAATGCCTAACTAAATTAGACTTTATATTACAAGCTAGTTTTGATATAAGTTCTACCAATGTAACAAGTTGTCTTCCTATGGGGTTAGAAGACCAAATATTATATTCATCAACTTTTGCAGTTGGTGCTCAATTATATACTAATAGAGCATTAACAACGGCTAAAACATTTAGTTCAAGTAGATGGATATATAACTATTCTTATGGTGCGTTATCATTGCAAGTTAACACATCGGGAGTAATTTTATCAATTGTTTCTTGTTAAAAAAATAAAATATAAAATATGAAACAAATTTCTCCTATCCAAAGTTGGATAAACGGAAAATCAGTAACTGCAACAATCTTTAATATGTATGTAATCGGTGGGGTGCTAGGTTCATCTGCATCGTTTTACTATTCTTTATTAGATAGTGATTTAGCTAATGTAGCACAAGGCAACTTAACAATGAGTGGGGAAGCCTACGCTGCTTGGGGTAATGATGATGAGTATTGTTGGAATTGGGCAGCATCTACTGACCAACTTAACCTTACAATCATAGGGGATTATGTTCCACCTGTGCCTGAACCAATAGTTCCTGAAGTAGTTGCTGAAGTAACCGAATAGTACTAATTTTGGCAAAACCAATATTATGACACCAAAAGAAAAAGCATTTGAATTAGCACATAAATTTAGATTACTTGAAATTAGAACAAGTGAAAATTCATATATGATGATTTCAATGGCAGATGCTAAACAATGTGCATTAATAGCAGTAGAGGAAATATTAGATTTAAAGCATATAGTAACATTAAGAAGGAATATGCACGAAATGGAATTAGAATATTGGGATGAAGTAAAACGAGAGATAGAAAACCTATAACAATTAACTATATTTGTAAAAAATCAATCAAATGAAATATCAACAACTAAACACCCTAGTCGCATCAATTAATGCGGTTATAGGTTCACAGGAAACAAAAACTCAAAAGAAGCTATTTAAAATCTACGAGAAGGTTAAAGCCCATCACGAAGATTACCAAGCAAAAGTTGAGGAATTAAGACTTGACAATGCAGCAGTAGGCGAAAAAGATGTCTTGCTTTTAGATGAGAAAGGTTCTTATAAATTTACTAAAGAATCAATTAAGAAACTAACTGCTCAAGTTAAAGAACTAGGAGAAAAGGAGTTTGAGTTTAAGCCTATTGAAGTGGTTAATTCTTCAGGACTTAAAGAATTTACATTCCTTCAAGATTGGACAACAGGTATCGCATTTATAACAGAAGAAGAAGAAGAATTGTAATGACACAAGATAGTAGCAGTGCACTCATTAATACAGGGATTAGCTTAACCGCTGCATCCTTAACGCTAACACAGGTACAACCCTTTGTTACTTTATTAGCAGGGTTCACTGCTATTATTTCAGGTATCTTTGCCATTCGTTATTATTACAACGCAACTAAAAAGATAAAGAAAGATGAAATTCCTAAATAGTATTTATGGTTCGTGGTTAAAAGTCTTTGTTTCAGCAATACTTACAATGATTGTAATGAAAGGGAATATTTATTTAATAACATTAAAAGATTGTTTAAACGCAGGAATAATCTCAATTTTGCCTATTATTATAAACTACTTAAATCCACACGACAAAAGATATGGCAAATAAGATAATCATAATCTTGGCATTATTTATGCTAGGGTGCAACCCAATTAAGAAGGCTGAAAGAACTGTACTTAATAATCTTGAAAGTAGCGAACGAGTGTTTAGGGAATTAGAAAAAACTAGACCCTGTGCAAATGATACTACCATAATTACAAAATATGACACTACCCTACTTGTTGATACCTTTACTAACTATCAAAGAGATACAATTACTCTTAACGACAAAGAATACATAACCATTAAAGAGGCAGGTAAAACCATAGTTAAGACTATTAAGGTTCACCAAATTCACACAGGTTATATAGTAGATACTCGTAGATTAGGCATATTGCTTGATTCTGTGCGTTTTTACAAGGTTAATTCCCAAATCAATAAAGAGACTAGCAATAAGTGGATGTGGCGTTTTTGGGCACTATTAGGCATTTTAATTGGATACATATTAATTAAACGATTTTTATGGTCATATCTGAACATCTTACATTAGCAGAATTAATTCGTAGTGAATCTGCAAAACGTAATGGCATTACCAATATGCCAACACCTGAACACATAGCTAACCTAAAAGAACTAGCTGAAAACATCTTTGAGCCTATTAGAGCAAATTTTAGATGCCCTATACTTATTTCAAGTGGATATAGGTCTAAAGAATTAAACGCTAAAATTGGGGGTGCTAATACTTCGCAGCACTCTTTTGGACAGGCTATTGATATAGATATGGATGGCACTAACTATGGTGTAACCAATGCAGAGATATTTCATTTCATAAAAGACAAACTTCCATTTGACCAACTTATTTGGGAATTAGGCAATGATACAAACCCTGATTGGGTTCATTGTTCTTATTCAAATAGGTTCAGAAAAGAGGTTTTAATAGCATATAAAACATTAGGAACTACACACTACAAAAAATATTATGCTACAAACAAAACGGAGAAGGCTATACTTTGATATTGAAGTATCTGCAAACATTGGTTTATTTTGGCAGTCAGGTTACAAATTACAAATAGGTACAGAAAACATTATAAAAGAAAGGGCAGTTATTTGTATCTGCTATAAATGGGAAGAAGATAAAGATGTTTACTATTTGCAATGGGATAAGAAACAATGCGACAAAAAACTTCTACAGGATTTTATTGCAGTTGCAAATACTGCAGATGAATTAGTAGGTCACAATGGCGACAAGTTTGATTTATCGTGGATTAGAACTAGATGTTTATTCCATAATATACAAATGTTTCCTACATATAATACAATAGATACTTTAAAAGTTGCAAGGTCTAAATTTAAATTCAATTCAAACAGGCTTGATTACATAGGTAAATTTTTAGGTCTAGGTCAAAAGAACCATACCAACTTTGATTTGTGGAAGGATATAATGCTAAAGAATGATAAGACTGCTATGAACACAATGATAGACTATTGTATTCAGGATGTAGTACTACTAGAGAAAGTACACAAGGCATTAAACAATCACATCCCTGCTAAAACCCATTATGGTGTTATCTTTGGGCAGGATAAAGGTAGCTGCCCTGAATGTGGAAGTGATGACCTTATTATAAATAATAGGAGAACAACTGCATCAGGGGTTAAGAAGATACAATACATTTGTAAAACCTGTAATAAAATACATTCAAAAACAGATAAATAATGAGTAAACTATTATATTCAATTATAGATGATTTGCTATATAGAGAGGAGAAAGGTCGTATGGAGTATGGAACAACTATGGACAGAAAGGATTTAACTGAACAGGAATGGTTGCAACACGCATACGAGGAGGCTTTAGATTTAAGTATTTATCTCAAAAAAATTATAAAAACTAAACAAGATGAAAATGCCAAAGGGTTTTAATAAATGGACATTAAGCGAACAAGAATCGTGGCTAGTTGTAAGATTGCAGGAATACTATGCAGTTGAAAGTCATATATCAAAGATGTTAGCCAAAATAAGAGGTGGGCAAAAAATAGAAGTTAAAGAAATTGACAGACCTGATGAAGCATTGCTAAAGTCGTGAAAAAGATTAAAGTCATATATAGAAAATTGGGTAGAGAAAAGGTCTATGGCTTTGCTCATTGTGGCTTTAATGAAATAGAAATAGATAGCAGGGTTAAATCTAAAAAGCATTTAGAGTTGATTATTCACGAATCAATGCACATACTTTTTCCTGAAGCGGAAGAAGAAGAAATAGAATCTAAAGCTATTATCCTTACCAATACAATATGGGGGGAACACTACCGAAGGGTAGATAATTCAAAGTCTTTACCATTGCAAGATGGAAGTAAATAACTAAATTCTTTAGTATTACCGCTTATCATTGATATTTACCGTTTATAAAATTGGCAAAAATAGTGGGTATAATATTAGGATATATAGTTTAAAGCCTGTAGATTTGCTTTATAAACAAACACAAAAACTATGACAAATTTATTAAAAAAATTAAGACCTGAAATTTTACAACTTCTTAATGAAGATTTAATTGAGTATCCAAACAGTACAAAAATTTTAATCAATGAATTAACAAGTACTTACTACATTAATGATTTAAAATACTTTGCTATTTTAGATATTCAAAGTTTATATTGGAGAGCATTTAATAAAAGAACTAATGTGGCTTGGGATTGTTTAGTTGAAAACTATAATGAATTATAATATGAGACACGCATTAACACAAGACAATAAACTAAATGAACTAGGAATTAATCTAGACTATTGGAGAGACAAGTATGAACATTGCCAT